ACCATCAATTGATAATGCGCCGTTAGCGTCAGCAGTTAAAGTACCTGCACCGTTATTGTAGGTAACAGCCGCTAATGCAGCCGCTGTTGCTAATCTACAACTATCTTTTACATCTAAACCGTTTGCAACACTATCCACATATGCTTTTGTAGCTGCGTCTTGGTCAGCAGATGGATTAGTTACATTTATAATCTTACTTGAACTAACATCAACATCACCTGAACCATTAGGACTTATAACAATATCACCGTTTGAGTTTGTTGATGAAATTGTATTTGCGTCTACTTGAAGATTGTCAACTTTTAAGATAGTTGCTGGTGTTGAATTACCAATTGTACCGCCTTCAATTACAGCCGTATTAATATTAGGACTTGTTAATGTTTTATTTGTTAAAGTCTGAGTTGCAGCTAAACCGGCAAAACTTTCAGATTGTAAAGCACTATTAAATTCTGCTAAACTACCTGTTAATGTGTTATTTGCTAAATCAATTGATTTGTTTGTTAAAGTGTCAGTTGTCGCTCTACCTACAAGTGTGTCTGTAGCAGCTGGTAATGTTACCGTAACATTTCCAGAATATGCTGAGTGAGCCGCTGATTGTAACGCTGTGTAATGTGCGTTAGAACTTTCACAATATAATCTAATTGCTGAAGCAGTACCATCATTTTTAATTGATATTAAACCAGTTGCTAAATCAATTCTATCATTACCGGCAATTTTAATGTTAATTGTATCGTCTGTATCAGCTGTAATAGATGTATCAGCGTCAGCGTCTAATTTTAACTCTGTACCATTCATATCAAGACCGTTAAATACGGCATTGTTATCAAAGTCGATTGTTAAAGTATCACCTGATAGTGAAGTCGCTAAACCTGTACCACCTGTAATTTTTAATGTTTCAGTTAATAGATTTATAGATGTTGCTGTGGAACTTTCATCAACTAAAGTAAGTGTCGTTGCTGGAGCGGCAAACGATAACCCACCTGAACCGTCAGTTGTTAACACATGGCCACTTGAGCCATCTGCACCCGGTAATGTTAATGCTAAATTTGAAGCAACTGAATTTGGTGATTTTAAAGATACAAAGTTTGAACCGTTATTTGTTCCTTCGTTAAATTTAAGTGTACCACCTACTGTTGCTGAATTACCTATATTAATTGCACTTACAGCTGAGTTTGTATCAACCGTGATTGCTGAACTCGCTGTTAGTGTACCATCTACATGGTCTAACTTATCTATGAAATATTGGCCGCCTATTACTGTTATGTTATTAGCGTCACCGTTACCATCTACACCACCTTCACCAACAAAAAGTCTATCCCCGTTATTGGCTTGAGTACCAGTACCATATGTATATGCTAATTCACCTAGTTTAAGCGTTGATGGAGCTGTAGCATTGCTACTTCTTTTTATCTGAATTACTGTTGACATTTATTGCTCCTAAAAATTGCCACCGTTAAATACTAGTGTTCCTGATGTAGTATCTAACTCGTTTCTTGTTTTAAATTTATCTGAGGAAGCGTCATATTGTAATAAAGCGCCATCATTTAAACTACTTGAATCTACATCTGTAAGATTTCTTAATCTATTTACATTCTGTACACTCAGATTTGTACTCGGGACTTGAACAGATACCTGTTGTGGTCCTGAGGATGTGGAAGAGTTTATATTTGCTTTAACTCCACCAGTAGTATTAATAACTGCTTTTACCATTAGAATCCTCTCTCTTTGTAATATTTATAACGAAAAAGACTTGAAGAATAAACTAATTATACTTTAGGGGTAACTGTAATAATGCCTTCAATTACTCTTGTAACTGAACTGTCGGCAGTTTTAGTTATATACACATCATAGACATATCTAGCAGGTGCGTCTAAAGCTGCTGTTTGACTATCTGTTAGGGAAAGTGAAATTACTCCAGTTGTAGCGTCTGAGGCTATTGTGGTTGTAATTGTTGTAAATGCTGAAGACCCATGAGAATTTGCAAGTTTGGCTGTTGCTGTATAACCTGTAAGGTCTACAGCTGCACCATCTGAATTAGTTACAGTTACATCTGAACTAAAAGAAGCGCCTTGGTCTATTCTAAGATTTGCTACTGCCGCCATTGAATTGTTTTACACCTTCTTGTATTTTACTATTATAATGGTTAGTTAATACATCTATCTTTTCCAATTCAATTTCATGTCTGACTTTAGATTGTTGAATTTCTTGTCTAGCTGCTATTGAGTTTCTTAACTCTATAGGTAACTTTTCAATGTCGTAATCCACGCCGTCTATTGATATAACATTTTTTGCTTCATTCATAATTATAACTTTTTGTTTTGTTTTTTAATTTCTGCAATTAGTTTTGCTTTAGTCAATCTTTTGTCTAACTCAATACCAATTTTTCTACCAAGTTTTTCTAACTCAGCCTTAGTTTTTTTGTTTAAGTCTTTAGTATCTATCTTTTTAACTTCATTCTTTAACACTAAAGGTTTAACTGAAAACCAACTTTTAATTTTTGCTATGATGTTCATAATTTCCTCTTATATTTATATATTTATACTAGTATTTATACTATTTGGAGATTAATATTTATAGTTATTTAAAAGGTTTTCCTAATGTCCACATAACTAATGAATTTCTAACACCTTTTGTAATAGGACTTATCTTATGTTGATAGAAAGAAGGAAAAACAACAATAGAACCTCTACTACCAGCCTCTTTACAAGTTATGATTTCTTCATTTACTTTGATTAATAAATCTCCACCTTCGTAATTTTTTTTATGACTTAGATTTACAGTCATTGATAACTTTCTTACCTTATCATAGTAAGTTTCCCATTTAGTATTTTCTTTTGAATACTTAGCATGATGGTCTGAGCCACCATCGCTGTGCCAAGAGTAATAGCCATTTTTTTTATATTCAGTAAATTGTATATCTTCACTATTTTCAATATCAAAATTCCAACCAGCATTTACATTTGCTTCATAAACATAAGGACATAATAAATCATATAACCATTGGTCATTGAACCAGCAAACACTACTTTTTCTAATATCTTCATTTAATTTTCCTGTGTCCGTACCTACTGTTGCTTTATAACCATGTTCACTTATTTTAGTTTTACCTAACTTTATAATTTTATCACAAATCTCATCTGACAACGCACCTTGCCATTGCCAATATTGATACTTTAAATCCATTTAAAAATAATTTATGTTTATATTGAAACGCATTTTAGCGTCTGTACAGCTTGTACTACTATGAGGTTCACCAGGGTTAAAAAATAATACTCTATTTGCGACACTATCTATTTCTGTTCCGTCTTCTAAAACTGTTTTACCATTATTAGTATTTAAATAAAAAATAGCTCCTTTATGTTCGAAAGGGTGGTCGGTATGTTGTCTATGTCTTATTATTTTATTACCAATTTTTGGATAAGCATTTGCCTTGACTCGTATTAAAGCTTTAGGTGCAATTTTGTCAATTAGTGGTAGTACACTATTATAATATTCTGAATTTATAACATTGTTTGTTAAAAGTAAATGTGCAAAATAAAAATGGTCAGTCATTTCACCTTTTTTATTATCATCTACAAATCTATTATAAAACCATGGAAAATTTTGGTCATCATTATCAATAGCATTTACCATAGTTGCAAAAACATCAAGAGGTAAATAATTATCTATAACTTCATACTTTGTCTTTTTCATATCTTATCAATTCTCTTTTCTAAATTATTATCCCATTGGTCAGAGCTTCTAACTCTTTGTAAAGGCATTTCGTCTATTTTTATGCCTTTAACAAAACCAATAAGTGTTAATCTTTTTTCTGCATTTGTAACAAAATTATTTGCTCTGTGATATTCATTTGAATCATAAGCTATCATACGATTATACACATTGTAAAATCTACTTTTTTCTGTAAAATAACTTTCATGTTTTGAAATGTTTTCTTCATATTCTTTTTCGTCAATTTCTTCACCTTTAAACATTCTTTCTTTATCATGTTGTTTTCGCATTGAAGAAGCATTTGTGTTATTTGAATTTAAATTAAATAATGATGTACCAGAATCTTTATCTGCATTTGGTGTCATGTAGATTATAAAGGCTAAATCATTATCATTATATGATTGAGTATCTTTATGAATCCATCCTCGATTTACAATTGAATTACCTACCCACCCCTTATATAATTCTTTATCAAATGTATCTATTTCTTGAAAACTTGTTTCAGCTGAATCCCAAGAAACATTATTATATCTTAAATCAATGTAAGCTGAAAACACTTTTAAAATTAATTCATTATGTATCTCATTATCATATTCATATAATGGTTTTGTTCTTTTACCAGGCCATTTTCCATTTGGGTCAGGCTCTTTAGGCAAACTTAATCCCCATTTTCTAAATTTATCTGGGTTTCTAAAAAATTTATCAACACATACAGAATAAAAATTATTTACTCTTGTGTTAACATCATTATCTGGTGCTATGTGTTCATATGATGTATTCATTCTAACTTTTCTTTCGTTATATTGATATTAAAAGCAATACTAATTCTAGGTTTATCACCTTCATTTGGTTCTACATAATGCTCAATATGTGAAGGAAATAAAACTAAAAGTTTTTCTTTAGGAATAATATTAAATTGTGTACTATTAAATTCATTATAAGTTTTCATTGGTTCGCCATAGAAAGTAAGATTTTTTATCATACTATCTGGATTATTAAATATTAGGTTACCACTATCTTCAGGTACACTTAAATAATATATGCCAGAATAGGTGCTACCACCATGTGTATGTGGATAATTAAAATGGTTTTTTCTATTTACATTAAACCACAAATTATCTAATGAAGTATCATGGTTATATGCTAATTCAAATATTGAAGTGTATTGTTGTATAACAGGTAAAATCTCATGGAAAAAGTCATGCGTTAAAGTATCTTTCATAGTAAATTCATTACTTTGAAATCCACCTTTATTACTAACTTGTCTACCATTATCTTCTTTTTCCAAAGATAATGCTTTGTCTTTTAGTTTTTTATGTATTTTTAATTTTTGGTCGCCGTATTGTAAGGTAAAAATAGGCGTTGTGAAAGGTGTAAACTGTTCAATAATTTCAATTCCAAGATTGGAAGTAGTTGTTTTCATTCTATAAACTCCTCAAAGATTATATATTATATAATCTATTTATAATGTATTTTTTAAGCAGCGTCCCAGCTTGAAGTGCCAGTATTCCATACCCAATTTGTTACGCTTTCACCTACTAATTTTTGAGCTGTCCATCTTGTATTTGCTTCGTCCCAACTTAACTTATATTTGTGATTTACACTATCTACTGTATATGTTAATGTTGATGGAACGGCAACTGGAGCATTATATTGACAAGTTGTTTCATTTAAAACCCAACTTGGTCTATCTGCTGGTTTAGGTGTAATAAAAGCATTTCTATCAGCGTCCCAAGTATAACCGACAGCTGCATAATTTTTACGAGTACCATCTTTAAATGTTTCAATCCACATTTGTCTTGGCCAATAAGTTGTTTGTTCTAAAAATTCTTGTCCTACAGCTTCACTATGAGTGTCACTAGAATCTAAACAAACACCATCTTCAATAGTTATTACTTCTATTACTTTACTGTTTGTTCCTATTTTTGCAAATTGTTTAGCCATTTTTTATCCTACGCTGTGTATGAGCCTGAGCCCGTCCATCTAATTACTTTATAATCACCGGATGTAGATACAGTATTTGTACCTGTTGTTGTTCCTGAATAAGCAGCTGTTGGTACTTTTATAATAACAACGCCATTACCTCCATCACCACCTATAGAACCGTGACCTTGAAGTCCGCCGCCACCGCCGCCACCAAGAGCGTCTGTTCCACTTGGCGCTTGTGCTGATTCTGAACTACCATTACCACCGTTACCACCGCCTCCAGAACCTCCTGGAGCATTACCATTTCCGTTTTGGTCTGCACCTCCGGCACCTCCGCCTGCGTAAGTAACACTTGAACCTGTTATTGAGTTAGCTGTTCCTGCACCACCTGAACCTCCGCCGCCAGATGTTCCTGTTTGTCCAGTTGTACTAGCACCACCGCCACCACCACCTCTTGAATTTGATGGACCTGAACTTTGAGCCCCATTATTTCCTTGAGAAGGTGAAACTGAAGGAGTGTTTCCATTTCCTACTGTTCTACTAGAACCTTGTGCTAAACCTCCACCAGAACCACCAGGTCTACCTGATGGACCGTTTGATAAATCTTGCGTTAAACCGCCTCCGCCACCTGCTGATGTAATTGTTGAGAAAACTGAATTTCCTCCATCACTACCATTTGAATTTGCTTGTTGTCTTCCGCCAGCTGCGCCAGCACCTACGGTAACTGTATATTGAGTACCTTTTGATACTGAAAAACCTGTAGCTGTTCTATAACCACCTGCGCCTCCGCCTCCGCCGTTATCTCCTCCGCCACCAGCACCACCGGCAACAACTAGATATTCTATATCATAGTTAGAGTTATAAGACATTGTAAATTGTCTTGTAACTGTAAATAGAGTAGTAGCAGCTTGAACAGTAAATGTTGATGTTCCTGAACCTGAACCTGTGAACCCGCCTGTAAATGCGCCTGCTGTTGACATTGAAATACCTGCTGGTAAAGAACCTGATGAAATTGTATGTGTTACAGTATCGCCGTCTGCGTCTGTAGCAACTGCTGATTGGCCGCCTGTTGCTGTAAAACTACCAACACTTGCCGTTCCTAAATTTGTATCTGCGGCTGAACCAAAAGCTGGTGGAACATTTACATCAAGAGCAGCCCCAAGTGTTCCAGATAAACCTGAACCATTTGTAACTTTTACATCATAAGGGTCACCTGCTTCTATAAAATCTGACCGGTCAACTGTTACTGTAAGTTGACTTACACTATCTCTTGAAATTGATTGTGTTGTTACAGTTGAACCTGAACCGCCTGTAGGAATAAATGTTACAGTAGCACCTGTTGTATCAAAAAGTTGTCCTGCGACTACAATTGTACCATTACCACTATTTCCGGTTTCTGTTCTATCAATTGCTCCTGTTGCGGCTGCACTTCTACCGTCAACTGCAATTGAAGATATAGATGGTGGTGTATCAATCGCTTTAAAATTTGTTCCGTCATAATACTCCAACAAATTAGTTGTTGTATTAAATCTCATGTGTCCTGCTTCTTCGATTGTTCTTTGAGCAGTTGTTCCTGAACTTATACCTTTTCTTCTTGCCATATTACTATTTATACCTCTAAGCCGGTAGCTCCCTAATATCTATTTTATCATTAGCGGACGGAGCCGTTGTGAAAGTTAATGTTGTTCCCGAAATTGTATAGTCGGTTGTTGGTAACATTGTAACACCTTCGATAGCTGCTAAAACATTAGCAACTGCTGTGCCACTTGTTACAGTAAAAGCTGTTGTTGAACCGTCACCTGTGTAAACTCTATGTGCTGTTGCTTTTACAATATTACTTGTTTGTATATATTTAACACTTTGTGCTGATAAATCATATACTAAAAATCTGTCGTCTGTAGCCGCTCTTGCGTTTAATTCTGTGAATGATGTAAATGAAGCTTGTCCTACAATAGCGCCTTCATATGCAATACCTAAGAAAATTAAAAATACATTTGCACCAGAAGCTGGAGCAGCTGTAAAAGTAATTTGTGTACCACCACTTGCTAATGTGTAAGCAGAATTTGGTTCCTGTAAAACACCTGCAACTGACACAAGAATGGAACTAGTCGAAGCAACTGTATAATCTAATGTAAATGTCGTAGTTGAACCATTAGCAGTTAGTGACTGCCTTTCAAATGCTCCGTAAACTGGTTCTCTTCCTAAATATGCCATATTATTTTCCTAATAATCCTTATGATATTGCTACCAATCTTGTTGTTCCGTTACCACCGTTACCGCCTTCTCTGGAATTACCGCCTCCGACACCGCCTTGTGAAGCTGCAAAGTTGTCATCACCTCTACCACCTGTAGCTTGAATTGTTCCTGACCATCCTGATGTTGAACCTTTTACAAATACATTTACTACACCACCGCCGGTACCACCGCCACCGCCACAAGAGTTGTTAGCAAAGTTACCACCATTTGTGCCGTTAGCTGAAATTGTTCCTGAACCTGATAAAGTACCACCGATTACTAACCAAATTATTCCTCCGTTACCGTCATCACCGTCTTGACCATGAATGTTGTTTGAATCGCCACCTGGATTACCTGCACCAGCTGAGTCACCTGTTCCTGAACCGTTACCGCCAGCGCCTGCGTAAGTAGCTGCGTCTGAACCTTGGTTTTGGTTGTGTGAACCACCGCCACCTGAACCTCCTGCAAAACAAGTACCTGCTGTTCCGTTTCCGCCTCTATTAGAGAAATTACCTGAAGCAGCGCCTGAACCACCGCCACCTGTTGTAGCTGCGTTTGATGAAATTGCACCGGCACTAGCGTGATTTCTATATGGACTAGAGTTAGTACCAGAACCACCAGAAGCGCCTCCTCTTGGTATTGAATAAATTGTTCCGTTACCAACTAAGTTTGCTTGATTTGCTACAGCTGTTCTTACTGCTGTACCACAACCATTAAAACCTGTTCCGTCATTTGTAAGTGATTCTGAACCACCACTTGTAAAAAATCCCATTCTAAGACCGTTTGAATCTGTTGCGTTACTGTCTGAACCACCAGATGAAGCAGGGTTACCCTTTGCACCTCTAGCATTCATTGATAGTAAACCGTTAATAACTGCATTTCCTTGACAATAGATAAAAAGTCCTCGACAAGGTTGGTCAGTAGTTACAGTATCGCCAGCGTCGATAGCCATGGTTGTATATTCTTTTATAACCATGTCGCCATCATACGAGCCATTTTTATTTGCTACTGTATATGTTACATTTGCCATTTGTTATCCTTATTTCCTTCTTATATTTATCATTCTATTACGGTGTAGTATCTAACGCACCGTCAGAGCCATCACCAAAGTAGTTAGTTGGATTAATAGTTATTGTGTACTGCCTTGATGAAACATTTGAAGCTACATCATG